AAACATTTTTAGCGATCTATTAAAAACACAACTTATCTTAAAAAATATTATTGCTCCAGAAGATTGGGATACTATCAGTGATCATATTCAGTTTGATTATCTTTATGATAATCAGTTTGCAGAACTAAAAGAAACTGAAATGCTTAATGAAAGGTTGACGATTCTTTCAACAATCGAACCATTTATTGGAAGATACTATTCACAAGAATGGGTTAGAAGAAAGGTTCTTCGTCAAACTGACACTGAAATGGAAGAAATGGATAAACAGATTGAAGCAGAAATTAAAACTGGTATTATTCCAGATCCTAATTCCATAGATCCAGTTACTGGAGAACCATTAGAAGGTGGTCCTCAAATGCTTGGAGATGTCCCCATGGAACCTGAAATAAATGGTGGAATCACCGATGCACAGGTCCAAAAAGACACTAAAAGTGCCGAAATATAAATATTGATATAACAACATCTTTTTTTCATGGAAAATATTATAGATTTGATTGCGACTGACTCTGCCCCTGCAGATATCTCCAAAAATATTCATGATTTGTTGTATCAAAAAGCAACAGAAAAAATTGAAAAAATGAGAGGTGATATTTCATCTCAAGTGTTTGATAATGTAGACACACAAGAAGAGGAAGAAAATGCTGATTAAAGTATTAGCAGAGGAGACTACACTCAATGCTGCTACTAATGTTGGAAGTGCAACTGTAGTTCGACTATACAATGGTCATTCTGCAGCATTACTCATTACTAGAAAAGATTCTAGCAGTGCAACTATTGGGAGTGTCACTGTAAAGAATGGCGAAACTGTTCTTCTTGAAAAAGACTCATCCGATACATTAACTGCTGCATCAAATGGTAGTTCTGTCAAGGTAGTAAAGATAGCATACGGAATCTAAAATGAAACTTATTACAGAAGAAATTTCAAACGTACAGATCATTACCGAAGGTAAGGGTTCTAATAAGAAACTCTATATCGAAGGTGTTTTCCTGCAGGGAGATATCAAAAATCGTAATGGTCGCATGTATCCAGTCTCAACTTTATCTAATGAAGTTAAGAGATACAATGAATCGTTTGTTACTAAGGGTCGTGCCCTTGGAGAACTCGGTCATCCTGAAGGTCCTACAGTTAATCTGGACAGAGTTTCCCATAAGATTACTTCTCTCACTCAAGAAGGAAATAATTTTAAAGGAAAGGCACAAATCCTTAACACTCCTATGGGCAAAATTGCATCTTCTCTTCTTGATGAAGGTGTTATGCTTGGTGTTTCTTCCCGTGGTATTGGTTCACTAAAAGAAGATAAGAATGGTGTTAAAGTAGTTGGTGAAGATTTTATGTTGGCAACTGCTGCTGATATTGTTGCTGATCCATCAGCACCAGATGCTTTTGTCTCCGGAATTATGGAAGGCAAGGAGTGGATCTGGGAAGGTGGAATACTCCGCGAACAACTCGCAGAAAAAACTCAGAAAAGAATTAATACTCTCGTCGATCAAAGAAGATTGGAAGAGCATAAGTTGAACTTATTTAATGAATTCCTTTCAAATCTGTAATTTAATAAATAAATATAGATTAATACACAAATAATCTAATATTCACATGTCCGTTGGTAGCAATTTACAAGAAATGGAAAACGTAGTAACCAAAGGAGCAAAGTCCGCAGATCCTATGCCTAAATTGGCAGATCCAGGAACTCAACTCGGTTCGGTTGAAGATCTCGGCGGTCCCTCCCCAGAAAATTATAAGCCCGATGACGATTCGGCAAAGCTCAAAGAACCAACAGCAACCCTTAAGCAAGTCAAGGATGTTGTAAACAAAGGTGCTAAACCTGCGGATGCAATGCCTGCTAAGGTTAAGGAAGAAGAAGAAATCGAGGTCGAAGATGACCAAGAGATCGTTGCTGAAGAAGATGCCACAGAAGAAGAAGTAGTTTCCGAAGAAGAAACTACTGAAGATGAAGTGGTTGCTGAGTCCGAAGAAGTTGAAGAAGAAGTATATGATGTTGAAGAAGACATCAATGCTTTGATCGCTGGCGAAGAACTTTCTGAGGAATTCCAAGAGAAAGCACGTACCATTTTTGATACTGCTATCAAGGCAAAGGTTGCTGGTGTTAAGGAAGAGTTGGAAGCAGCATATGCTGAAACTCTTACCGAAGAAATTGCAACTATTAAAACTGAACTCACCGAGCGCGTTGACTCTTATCTAGAGTACGTTGCTGACGAGTGGGTCGGAGAAAACCAACTCGCAATTGAGCATGGACTCAAGACCGAGATGACCGAATCGTTCCTAAAAGGAATGAGAAGTCTTTTTGAAGAACATTATGTAACTATCCCTGACGAGAAATATGATGTGCTTGAGAGCATGGTAGATAAACTAGATGAAATGGAGTCTAAACTCAACGAGCAAATCGATAAGAACGTTGCTCTTAATAAAAGATTAGCAGAATCAGTTTCTGACGTAATTTTTGCGGAAGTTGCTGAAGGTCTTGCACTTTCCCAGAAAGACAAGCTCGCTTCTCTTGCAGAAAATGTTGAGTTTGATGGTGAAGAGAGCTATCGTGAGAAGCTTGTAACTCTTAGAAATTCTTATTTCCAAGAGAATGCTGGCGCTCAGAGAGACGATTCAGAGAACATCTCAGAGTCGACTGAAGTTCCAACTAAATCAGTTTCTGGTTTAATGGAATCGTATCTGACAACTCTGAATAGAGTTTCCAAAAAGTGATATTTTAAATCATAAGGTCAAACTTAATTAAATTTTTAAAGAGGTAAATTCAAATGCAAGGTTTCAATGCTGAACACCTGCAGGAGAAGTGGGCACCACTACTAGACGCAGAAGGATCCCCTAAGATTTCTGATTCTCATCGTAGAATGGTAACCGCAGTTCTCCTGGAGAACCAAGAGAAGGCACTCCGTGAAGAGCGTGAGTTCCTCTACGAGACACCAACAACTCATACCAACTCTGGCACTAACGCAGGTTTCTCTGCAAACGCCACTGATGCTGGTCCTGTTGCTGGTTTCGACCCAGTTCTGATCTCCTTGATCAGAAGATCCATGCCTAACCTGGTCGCCTATGACCTCGCTGGCGTACAACCAATGAACGGTCCTACTGGACTGATTTTCGCAATGCGCTCCCGCTACACCGATCAAGCTGGTAGCGAAGCGTTCTATAACGAAGCAGACACCGCATTCTCTGGACAGGATACTGGATTCAACAACACCACTGGTATGACCGGTGCTTCTGTTGGTCTTGGTACCACTGCACAGTCGGGCGGCAACCCTGGCGCACTCTCTGCAAGTGGCGCTAGCGCAACTGACTACAACGTTGGTCAGGGTATGCGTACCGATGATTCTGAAGCACTCGGCGCAAGCGAGCACTTCAACGAGATGGCATTCTCGATCGAGAAGGTCACCGTTACTGCTAAGAGCAGAGCTCTGAAAGCAGAGTACTCCTTAGAACTCGCACAGGATCTGAAGGCAATCCACGGTTTAAACGCTGAAGCAGAACTCGCTAACATTCTTTCTAGCGAGATCCTTGCTGAAATCAACCGTGAAGTCATCAGAACCATCTACAACGTTGCAGAAAACGGTGCTCAACTTAACACCGCAACTCCTGGTACTTTCGACCTAGACGTTGACTCCAACGGACGCTGGAGTGTTGAGAAGTTCAAGGGTCTGATCTTCCAGATCGAAAGAGATGCAAACCAGATCGCGCAGAGAACTCGTCGCGGAAAGGGCAACATGATCATGTGCTCTGCTGATGTTGCATCTGCACTGACCATGGCTGGTGTACTCGATTACACCCCTGCCCTCAACGCCAACCTTAACGTTGACGACACTGGTAACACCTTCGCTGGTGTTCTTGCTGGTAAGTATCGCGTATACATCGATCCTTATTCTGCAAACAACGCTGCCTCCCAGTACTACGTTGCTGGATATAAGGGTTCTTCCCCTTATGACGCAGGTCTCTTCTATTGCCCATATGTTCCCCTCCAGATGGTTCGTGCCGTTGGAGAGAACACCTTCCAGCCTAAGATTGGCTTCAAGACCCGTTACGGGATTGTTGCTAACCCATTCGCTCACGGTGCTTCTCAGGGTAATGGAGCACTCACCCGTGACTCTAACGTTTACTACAGAC